CGCCTCCGCCTCGCGCACCTGCACGGTCGTGCCGTCCAGATCACGGCTCACAGCAAAGCGCGCAGGATCCAGCGCCACCTCTCGCAGGCCATCGCGCATGCGAAACACCAGAACACCGTCCCGCTCTATCGCGTCAAAACCGTAGCGCACCATCAGCGGTTGCAAGGACGCCCGCGCATCGCCGACATCCGCTACCGCATATCCCCGCACCACCCCATAAAGTGCGGCGGTATCGATGTCCGTCACACCGGAGCGGCGGCAGATCTCCTCCACCACAGAAGCCAGCGTGCGCGACGAGGTCCGCCCGTTGACCCAATGCCCGCGCGCATAGCTCGCACCATCACTCCACAGCTCAAGGTTGTTGGGGAAGAACGGATAGGGCCGCACATCCCAGGCCCAGACAAAAGCACGGGTCATGTCGATCATCGGACCTTCGTATTCGATGCCCTGCGGGTTGTTCTCTGGCTGTGCGTAATAGTCGATCATTGCGCGCAGGTACTGCATCTGGATCAGATCATCGCGCGCCCCGTCCGAAAACTGCGGCAAGCTACTCTCGGATGATTTGAGATCCAGAAACTTGTTGGGCTGGTTGGTGCCCTTGTCGATCGCCGCACAGCCGTATTCGGTAAACCACACCGGCTTGTGCCCCGGCAGCCAGCCTGTCGGCGCGTTGGCGCGCAGGCCATCCACACGGTCATAATGCAAATTGCCCCACCAGTTGCGGATGTCCTTGTAGCGGTAGATCCACGGCTCGTCATAGGCGCCATCCGTGATGGGCGTGCGGATCTGCGCGTCACGCTCCTCGACGGATCCATAGAACCAGTCATACCCTTCGCCCCCCTCGATATTGGATTGCAGATACCGCAGGTTGTAGATGTCATCCCACTCCTGCGCATCCACATGGTCCACACCCTCGCGCCAGTCCGACAGCGGCATGTAGTTGTCGATGCCGATGAAATCGATGTTGGCATCCGCCCAAAGCGGATCAAGGTGGAACAGGCGGTCGCCCGTGCCATCCTGCGGCTGGTAGCCAAAATATTCGCTCCAGTCCGCAGCATAGCTGATCTTGCAGTCCGGCCCGACAATCGCCCGCACCTGTGCGGCCAGCGCGATGAACGCCTGTACAGCGGGAAAGGTGTTGCGCGCAGAACGGAACTGCGACAGCCCGCGCATCTCTGTCCCGATACAGAAGGAATCCACTCCTCCCGCCGCCGCACACAGCGCCGCGTAATGCAGAATGAACCGCGACAGCGTCCATTCCTGCGGACCGGAATAGGTGACCGTACCCGCCCCCACCGCAAAATCCGCAGCCGTAACCGTGCCGAAGAAGGCCGCAACTTCGGCAGCAGCAGCAGGTGTTCTGTCCGTCGTGCCCGCCTGCCCCGGTGCCAGCGCAGTCGTGATCCGCCCCCGCCACGGCAGCGCAGGCTGGCCCTGCCCGCCCGTATACGGATCAGGCAGCACATTGCCCTCCAGCTGGTCCATCAGGATGAACGGATAGAACATCACTGCCTTGCCCGCCGCATTCATCGCCTGAATGGCCTCGATCACCGAGGCGTCAGCAGGCGTGCCGCCATAGATCGGGCGCCCGTCCGCACCGCGCGCGATCACGCCCGCAGCCCCCCGCGCCAGCCCGCTCACGCGCCACGGCATCTCCTCGCCATCAATCGCCGGATCCTCGATCTTGGGCTCCACGGTACACTCCCCCGCCCGCAGGTCCGATCCGAACCATGACACCACCAGCGATGCCGCCTTCAGCTCCGGCAGCTCGTGCTCCAGCGTCTCCAGCGAGGTCATAAAATCGGTTTTGCCCGAAGGCGAGTTGATGTTGGCGCTCCACCGCGCCTGATTGTCGCCACGGTAGCTCACCGGCGTTGTCGCCAGCCCGTATTCCCCCGTGCCGGGGATCAGCGCGACACCCTCCACTCCGTAGCTGAGCGAATTTCTGGTCCCCTCCACACCCGGCTGCTCGGGCCGGATCACCTCAAAGCTGAACTGCGGCACGCGGTTGCCAAAGCGCTGCAATGCCAGCGCCTCGATTACCACATAGGCCGTGTCACGGAAGGCCGGCACCCTGCCCGCACCCTCGATCGCCTCCATCAGCGGATCAGGCTGCTGATCGGCGCTGCCGCTATAAACGGTCATGCCCAGATCATCGGGGGCAATCTCCTCGCCATCCGCCCAGACACGGCCCACGCGGGTGATCACACCCTCACACAGCGCGATCGCCATGTTCACGGAGTAGCTGTATTCGGTCGTTTTGGGCTGGGGGCTGCCACCCTTACCGCCGCCACTGGTACTGCTGAGCTCCTCAAAGTCTGACGCCCAGATCACCTGTCCCCCCAGCCGCAACCGGCCGTAAAGCTGGGTCACCGGATCGCCCTCGCCCGCACTGGTCAGCCGAAAGCGGTCCACACGGCCCGTCTCCACCGCCTGCGCACCAGCGCCGAGGATCTTCTGGTCCACAACACGGCCCAGCGTCGCCCCCACCGCACGCCCCACCGCAACCGATGACAGCCCCGCCAGCGTACCCCCGATAGAGCCGCCCATCGCAGCACCCGCCGCTGAAAATAATATCGTCGCCATCAGATGACCTCCTGAGGAAATTCAAAGCGCGCCACGATGCGGCGCCGCCAGCCCGCGCCCAGCGGGCTCTCGACCACACCAAACCGCGAATAGGCATGGATAAAACCGGCGTCCGTCGCGATGCCCAGATGTTTGGCAACAGCACCGTGCCGCATGCGAAACAGCAGCACATCGCCCGCTGCTGCCTGCGCAGGCATTTTTGGCGTCAAATGGCGCAAGGCCGCCGCCCACAGCCGCTCCTCGCCCTGCGGCTCCGACCAGTCCATGGAATAGGCTGGCAGCGCCTCCGGCTCGGCCCCGTAGACCTCGCGCCAGACACCGCGCACCAGCCCCAGACAGTCGCTGCCCGCGCCGCGCACAGCGCACTGGTGCACATAAGGCGTGCCAATCCAGCCCCGCGCCGCCGCCACAATGCGCGCGCCACTCACCGCAAGGAACCGCCGCTGTTGCGGTTGCCACTGCTCGGGACACTTAGCACCCAGTCCTCGCCGGGCAGATCAGGAAACCCCTGATAGTTGTCGAAATTATTGAACTTCAACCGACACGTCTCTGACCGCTTGTCACAGCCCGCCACCAGCCTCACCTGCGCATTCGCCACCACCATCCCTCTCACAGGCTCCCACAGCTCGATCACACGCGAAGCACCCTGAGTCCTGTCCGACTTGATGCTGCCCCACAGCCCCGCCGCAGGCCCGTCCAGAACCTCCAGCCGCCCGCGCAGAAACCAATCCGCATCATAGGCCGGGAAATCATCCCAGGCAAACCGCCGCGCGGCCGTCACGTCCTGAACCGGCAGCGCCAGCGCGTAGCCCTCTTGCGCCAGATTGAATCGGCACATCCCATCGCCCAGCACCGCCGAACACGGCTTCTGATACACCCGCCCCAAGGGCCGATTCAGCCCCTCGGTCAGCCCGCGCAGCTCCGCCCGAAACCCGCCGCCTGCGCGCGTCAGCTCACCCAGCGTGCCGCGAAAATTCAGCCAGTGCTGCGCAGTGTCCGCCCAGTTCACCAGCCAGCCGCGCACCTGCGCCCCATCAAACCGCCCCTGCTCGATCTCGTCCTCGCGCAAGCTGCTGTCCGACAGCGCCCCCAGCGCCTCGGTATTGTCCACCGACAGACCCGTAGATTGCGCCAGCGCCAGCGCGCTCAACCCCGTATCCGCCCGAAACTCGTAGCCCGCAAAGCGTAGCGGCAGATCATGATCGGTAAAGGCAAACACCGCGCCATCCTTGCGCGTAATCGCCCAAGCGTGGCACACGGTCGTCAGCCCGCCGCCCAGATGCGCGCCAAGGCCTGCGTTAAAATCCCCGCTCATACCCGCACCTCGCGCACCGGAATATCCGGCACCTGCCCTGCATGAAAACTCGCGATATTGGTCAGCAGGCTGTCGCTGTCAAAGCGCACAGGCACATCGAATTCATAGCCCGCAAACACCCGCGTATCGGGATCGGGCGGGTTGAAAAACGTGATCACGCCCGTGTTCACATCCACCGCGTAGTCGATGCTCTCGGTCTTGTCGTCCTGCTCCACGGCCACCAGCACCGTGCCGAACACAGGCTTGGTAATAGGCCGTGCATAGGTATGCCCGCCCGAGCGGTAGGTCTTGAGGATCTGGAACGCCGTGCGCACACCGTCTCCCAGCCCGATCTGCTGGTCCCCCCGCGTCACCTCCCGCGAAGGCTTGGCCGATTTGTAATCAGACCAGTCTTTCCAGCGAAACCCGTACATCTGGCCATAGCGCGCCTCGTAAAACGCAATCACCGCCTCGACATCATCCAGTGACCGCAGCCCGAGCCCCGCATCATACACCCTACGCGAATGCGCCCAGGGCGTGTTGCGCTCCTCATAACCATTGGCAAGTGTAACTACGTCAACCCGCCGCTGCGGCCCGCCAAGCGCACCAAAGCTCAGGTCAGCCGGAAATTGTACCTCGTGAAAGTTCATTGCGTTTCCCTCCGCTTACCGGTTTTTCTGGCCTGCACTCAACGCACGGCCCATCTGTGCCGCAATCTGCGCGCGCGAGCGTTGAAAGCCCGCCACATCCGGCGTCGAGATGTTGATCGTGACATTTTGCGCACCGCCACCACCGCCCCCGCCCATCCGCACGCCCAGCTTGCCATCAGGTCCGCGCGCCAGTGGCATGATCGCCTCCGGCCCCGCCTCTCCCATGACCCCCATGCCCCCGCGCATCCCGAAATGCGTTGCTTGTGACACCACACCGCCCTTGGCAAAGGGCCTCACCCGGCCAGAGCTGAAGGGCGCCCCATTGGCAAAGGGCAACAAGCCCTGCACCAGCCCGCCAATCCCCTGCGTCAGCAGCCCGCCAAAATGATCCGACACAGGCTTCATCGCGGCGTTATAGGCGCTGCTCGACAGCGATTGCGCCACTGTGGTCAGGGCATCCGACAGCTTCATGCCGTCAAACACCACCCCATCAAACGCTTTGCGCAATCCACGGCTCAATCCCCGCTCCAGCGTCG